TGCGGCCACAACATTCTCCCCCGTCAGGCTGATGGTGCCGTCTTTGTTCGTGATGTTTTTACCCACCATCACGCCGCCTAAGGTGTCAGAGGTGGCGGGCGGCAGGGTATAGGAGCTACCGCCCAGTGCTACTGGCCCTTGTGCCATAAGAATATCCTCCCTTATCAGATAGTAGTGTGCAGTCAGGTCTGCTGATGGCCGGTACCACGCCCGCAGCCGGAGAGCGTCAGCGCGGCTGTCACATACGGTATCCAGCACCGCAGCTCGTGCCGTGGCCTGGCTTTCCGGCGCAATCAGCACGGCAACGCAGTCGGTGTCGGTCAGGCCGGACACCGATAAATCGATGTAATAGCCGTTTGCATCGTGCTGCCAGTCAGCGGCAGGGATGGTCAGAGGTATGAGCTTCACTTTGTCAGCCTTGGCGTTGTCCAGCGCTGAGAGCGCGCGTGCACAGGCATCGCTGAGTGTGGACAGCTCCTGCAGCACGCGCAAGGACACTGCCTGCAGCCCCGCCAGAATACTCAGCACGCCCATGCTTTACGCCTCCGTGAAGACTTCATCCAGCATGGCGGTGACCTCGTCAGCGGTAGCAAGCACCAGACCGTCCAGCTTGGTCTTGTCCGATGCGCTCATCAGGCCAGCCTTGGCGGTGGTTGCCTCATCGTAGGTGGTGTCCTGTGCCGGGATGCCCAGACCGGTGATGTCGGACTTAACGACCTTGGTAGTCGCAGTCACATGGCCCAGCGCGTCCACAGTGACCTTATACAGGCCTGCGGCGGCTGCCGTATGGGTGGGGTGGACGTACTTGTTTGCGCCCTCCTCAATGCCGCCCAGCTTGGTCTTCTCGGCGGTGGTGTAATCGTTGGTGGACAGCCCCTTGCCTGCTTCCTTCTGGACGTAGCCGCTCAGGTCAACGCCCCAGTCGCCCATCTTCTCCAGAACGCCGTCAATAACCATGTACTCATCGTACTTGTCAGCGTCACCAGCAGAACCCTTGGGAACCATGTAGATATACTGGGAAGCGTCAGCGGCCTTCAGGTCGATGTCAGCAGTAGACTTGACGACCTTGCGCTTCAGGTGGTCTGCCGCAGCAACGGCCTTGCTGATGGCGGTGGAGACCTCGGTGTCAGTCTGGTACTTCTTGTCGTTGGTCAGGTCGCTAGCCTTGGTGGGCACGGTGATGTTGACGGACTTATCAGAGCCAATGGCCTGCGCAGTACCGTTCACCTTGATGCTCTCGATCACGTTCTTCTGTGCGCCCACATCTTCCAGTGCCTTGACACGCGCCTTGATGGCGTCGCTCTTGGCTTTCTGTCGGTTTGCCAGATCCTGCAGGTCTCGCAGGGCGGGGATGTGGTTCAGATCATAATTTGCTGCCATAGTCAATTCTCCTCTTTAAAAATTTCATTAAACATTGCGGTAACTTCTTCTTGGGTCGCCATGGGCAGACCCGCCTTGAAGGCTTCGGCCACAAAGGCTTCCCACGCTGGTGTGCCCGGCTCCGGCATGGTGCCGTCGTCGGTGCCGCTGTTGGCGGCTACCCGGTAGGGCAGGTCAGCACTGGTCACGGTGATGCCTGCGCCGTCGGTGCCCTCAAAGGTCACACAGCCGCTGCCCGACTGTGCAGTGATCGCTGCAGGAACGTCGCACCTCCCATCTACCACAAGGGTGCCGGGCGGCGGTTCGCCTGCGGCTGGATGCCAGACTGCCCGGACGGTAAGCCCCTGCCAGACGCCCTGCGGGGTGATGCGCAGCGCATATACACCGTTGCTATGGGCATACCCCAGCGCGAGGGCGTATGCATAGCCGGGCAGCATGGCTGCACCGTTATCTGACAGCGTTACGGGCAGCTCGATCATAAATCATGCCTCCTTTCCGGGACCCAGCAGGGTGACCTGCACATTGATATCTGCTGCAGGCTTCTGCGCCGCCCAAAAACGCACTACGCCGTCCTGTGTGTCGCATACTCCGTACAGGCCCGCTGAACCGGCAGCAGCACGGCTGGCTGGGTCTACGCAGGCCTGCGGAACATGCACGGCCTTGCACTGCGCCAGAGGCACATCCTGCTGCCAGGGCGGCACGCTGCCGGTGGCCTGCCAGCCGGAGACCGGGAGAGTGAGGGAACAATGAGCATAGTAACCGCCAGTGTAGCTGCTGAGCAGCTCATCCGTGCGCTGCTGCAGCTCTTCTGCCTGCTGGTCGAGATCTTTCAGCTGCTTATCAGTCTTGTCCTGCACCGCGTTCAGCTGGGCAGTGGTGCTCTGCTGAAGATCTTGGAGTGCTGCGTTTGCGGCTGTCTGTGCCTGCGCGGACTGCTCCTCCTGCGCAGCCTGCCACTGGGCGGTGAGCTGTGCTGTGGGGATGCCGGTCACGCCGTCCCGCATGACACCGCAGAGAGTCTCGTCCGCGCGGGTGTCGGTGATGTTTGCGGCGGTGATCTCGGTGCTGCCTGCCGGGCGGGTGATCTCCGCAAGACAGAGGTCGTAGACCAGTGCTGTGCGGGAGAGCTCCGGTGCCGCAGGGCTGGCCGAGTCCGGCGTACCTTCCAGTACTTTCAGAGTCGTCTCCCGGGCCGCAGCGTCGTAGCGCAGCACCACGCGGTCAACGCGGCCGCGTACCGGGTCGGCAGCAGTCAGAGCCAGTGTGGCGGGCTGCTCCATGATGATGCTCCGGCCTTTGAAACGTGCCGGGCGCACCCACGCCTGCCCTGCGCTGACGGCCACACTCAGCTCGCCTGCAGGAGTCACAGAGAAATCTTCCTCGGTACTATACACACCGCTGCTGCGGGTGGCAAGGTAGCCTGCCGCATCGTCGGCATCGTAGGTGATGCCGTTCTCGGGGTATGTGATGATATCTGCCATAGATCCTCCTTTACGTTTTGTTCCAGCTGGGCGTGCCCAGACGGATCGTGCGGGTGGTGCCGCTGTCCTGACTTTGGGTGATGATATCGGCCACACGCACCATTGCGGTGTAGCCCAGCTGGGGCAGGCTGACGCTCAGAACGTCGCCTACCTGCAAAGCATCGTCGTCCACATCGAACTCGATGCTGCCAGTGCGCAGCTGAGACAGCAGCTTTTCGCCGCCCCGGTCGGCCAGCTTCTGCAGATAGCTCAGACTGGTGGTCGTTTCCTCTGCGGATTCATCCGGCTGGATATCCCGGGCGTCGATGTACATCTCCCGCCGGTCAGCGCCGGTGCTGTCCACATCACCCACCCAGACAGTCGCGCGCTGATCTCCTTCGCCTGCGCCCTGCACGAGGGCAACATTGGCGTAGTCGGTATCGGCAAAGCTCCACCCGGCGTTGAGCAGGTTGCCCCACTTGGGGCTGTACCGGTTGTTGGGGTCGAAGGTGGGGCGGAAGCACTCGAACAGCAGCTTCTTCTCGCTACTCTTGCCGTCCAGCACGATGCGGAAGCCAAGGTCACAGGCCTGCCCGATGGTCTGGCAGTAGTCGAAGACGCTGCCGCCGGAGGTCTGCTTTTCGAACACGGTGTCAAAGCCGTACGCAGTGCCCAGTTCCAGACGCGGCCACGGCTTTGCTGCGGCAACAAGACTGCGCATGGCCTGCTCGGCGTTCTGCTCCTTGATAACCGTGGCAGAGGCGCGCTTTGTCAGCAGCCAGGTAGCCGGATAACCGGTGACGACGAGGTTTGCATCTTCATTCTGGTTGGCGCGGGAACAGATACGCATCGGGATGCGGGGGTCTTCGTCACTGCGCACAAGCCACCGGCCTTCCTGCAAAAGCTGCAGGTTTTCATCGGTGGGCCGTACCTCAAGGGTGAACCCGCCCTCGGAGTAATAGGGGCTGTCCCAGTAGAGGGACACCCACACGTCCACCCAGCCCACACGGACAAGGGTGTCAGCTTCCAGAACGTCCAGTCTCATAGCGGTTCGGGCAGGATGCCCGCCTCCATCGGATAAAAGCTTACAGCCGCCTGCAGATAGTCTGCTCCGCTGTCGGCCTGCAGGGACAGCATGTTATCGCCGGGCTGCAGCTCGGTGAGTGTGCTATCCTCGTCGATCTTTGCAAAGACATTTGTAGTGATGCCCTCGCGGGTCAGCGCCACAGCCAGCCGGTCAGACGTGCTGCGGTAGATCTCCAGTTTGTCGCTGGGCTGCAATGTCAGCTCAAAGCCGAGGAATGCACCGGTGCTCAGATCCACAACGCGCGGATTGACCACTGCTGTGATGGTGCAGCTCAGCGTGGCGGTGAAGGGCACCGGCAGGCTACCGCTGTTGCGTAGCACAGCCATAGATCCATCCTGCTGGATACCGTAATGGTGGCTGTCGTAGCATACCGGAAAGCTGAATGCAGCCCGGAAGCCGCCCAGCACGCTGCTTTGGGCTGTCAGGTCGTACCAGTAGGGCTTCGGGCTATACAGCATCAGGCTGCAGCGCGGGTCAGGGGTGTAGCTGGAAAAGTACGGTGTTTTCTGCAGCACAAAACGGGTGAAATACCGGTCACCGAAGTAAAGGGTGCCCTTTGTGAAGTAGGGCAGGCAGCGGGCGAAAAAGTTTGCGTTTTCCAGCTTGTGCTCGCCCCAGAACACCACACTCAGGGTGCGGGATACGCCGGAGACAATCTGATCTTCTACAGTGGTGCCCACCTGATTGCGGCCCTGTGCGGTTTTCAGTTCTAC